AACCCAATATCAACACCTTTTCCAAAAGCATCGACAAGGAATTCTGAAAGAATTCCTACGCTAGACAGTATCTTATGTTTTATTTCTGATCTGAATTTATTCATAAGTTTCTTTATGTTTAAAAAACATCAAAAAATACTTCATTTTTTGATATAAATTTAAGAATTCCAAATTCTGATGGAGAAACATCTCCGCTTTCAACTATGACTCCATCTGTATCCGTAATAGAAACATTTACATTATAAACTGTTGTATATAATCCTTCTGTCTTAATGTTTCCTTCTGGAAATACAACTGGACCTACTCCGTATGTAAGATACATACCTTCATACACCCCTTCTCTGATATATTGTCCATCTATCTGTGCTGTATATTTTCTAATTGAGGGAGGAAAAAATGTTCTTGTTATCCAATAAATTATTGTGCCTGTTGGTAAATTTTCAAATTCTATGTCAGCAGCATTTGTAACCATACTTTCATCAATCCATGGTTTGCCATCGGCATCATATCCGCTATCTCTCACAACAAATAACTGCTCATCTCCTTTTGCAACTTTTTCGGTTAATAAAACACGATATCCTGGATAGACAGCAGTTCTTATAGAATAAGATGGAGGGTCTTCTGGTTCGGCTGGATTATAGAAGGTTATTTGCCAGGTAGGGTTCCCATCCACAATTTCTGGCATGTAATAAATCTTATCATATTGTATATTTTCTATTATAGAAATATAATAATTGTTATATTGATTAACTGTTAATTGTTTAGGTGGATAAGCCATATTGATTAATTATTTCAATCATCTGATATCCAAAAAAACCACCATGAAATTAAAATTAACATGGAAATAAAATAGAAGATTAGAGTTTCGACTGGAAGACCAGACATATAAATAATTACAGCTATGAAAAAAATGAAAAATATTGCCTGGGCAACCGATACTCATTTTGAAATAGCTACCGATAAACAATTTAAAAAATTTATAGATAGCGCAAGAGAATACGATGCCCTGATCATTACAGGTGATATAGCTCAAGCAACCTCTTGGCAACACTACATGCATAAAGTAGCAAAGAAACTGGCTCCCATGCCAGTTTTTTTCATTTTAGGAAATCATGATATCTATTTCTCTGATCTAGTTTCTGAACATGATAAACTACTATCAATTACCATAGATAATCTACATCCATTAACAATAATGCCTCCATACATCATAAATGATGAAATAGCGATTGTAGGGCATCAAAACTGGTGGGATGGCGGTTACTCTGAAGAAAAAACTGGATTATTGGATAGAACATTTATGTTTCAAGATTATTCCCTAATAGAAAACCTTAAATACTTTGTTAATCAAGAGCAAAGATTTATCTGTCTGAAGGGTATGAGCGAAGCAGCCACTACAATCATTATAGAAAAGCTTACGTTGGCTTTTGAAAAGGTAGACCGGGTTATACTGGCAGTTCATGTGCCGCCCTTTAAAGAGAACTGTACGCACTTTGGACTGCCAATGACAAATAATTTCCTATCTCACTTCTCCTCGAAAATATTAGGAGATGCACTCTACTTTCTTATGAGGAGTATGCCAAATAAAAAACTTGTAGTTTTGTCCGGTCATACACATGAAGAAACCCTATATTCTCCATTGCCAAATCTAACCAGTAGAACTTCTAAAGCAAATCTATTAAAGCCAAGAGTACATACTGTCTTAAAGCTTAAAGACTTATTTTGATTATCCTTTTAATAGTTTTTTATTTTGTTTTTTTAAAAATTTATTTTGATTTCGAGTACTTAATTCTTCTAATTTAGCTTTTAATTCCTCCATTTCTCTTTCAAGAATCTCTATCTTTTTTTCTAATAATTCTTTTTCATTTTCTGAATTAGGATTTAGATATGCTGGTATATTTCTTGTATATTTAACGGTATCTAAATCATACATTTTTTGCAATTGATAATTTTTGCAAACACAAGTAAACGTTGGTGGCGGGGGAGTTATGCCTCCCCAAACGCTAGGAACATATATAGGAGCGCCACAAGAAGGACAATTTGAAACAACATTCCATCCTGACATATATTTTTATACCTTTCTTATCTAATTATAAAAGAGAAAATTTCCAGTATTATGAACAAATACAATAAAATAATTTTAAAAAGACTGATTGAAAGCGAAGTTTCAAATTATATTTCTCTTCTTTTGGAACAAGAAACTCCCCCAGCTCCACCAGCCCCAGAGGAACCTGCCGCCGACGCGCCTGCGCCTACACCAGAGGCACCAGCACCACCAACCCCTGATGCCACAGGCGCTGCTCCTGCACCTACCGATACGGCTGCGCCGCCTCCAGATGCCGCAGCAGGAGCCCCACCAGATGCAGGAGGAGCAGCACCCGCACCAGACGCTGCTATGTCACCTGATGCTGCCGCTGGAGCCCCGGCAGGAGCTGAAGGTGGTGATATGGGTGCAGCCCCACCAGGAGCAGATGCAGGGACAGGAGAACCTGCCGAGGAGACTTTTGGTATCAAACAAATTGAAGCACCGCCAGATGCATCTCCAGAACAAGGAGAAAAAATACAATTCAATAATAGTTTATTAGATTTAGCAAAAACAAAAAGAGAAGAATATAAAAATCTTACAAATCCAGATCAATTAATCTGGAATGAATTAAAAACAGAATTAATAAATTCTAATAAAGATTTAAGCGAGGCAATACCTGCCACTTTAGCTTTATCAGTCTCTACAGATCAAATTATGTCAGCAGTAGGACGAAATTTAGCAGTTTTTATATTACTTAAATAATATATAATTTAAGGTACGGAGAATTCAATGAAGATTACAAAGCAAGAATTAAATGAAATTATCAAGGAAGCAGTACAAAATAAATTAGCTTCTTTAAATGAAGATGTAAATTTTACAGCAAAAAGAAATGTTGTTATGGCTGCTCAACATGCTGCAAAAGCATTTGAAAGTGAAATCATTAAGACATTTGATCTCCGTCATCCAGATAAATTGCCAACAGAGATTCAAGAAGCATATTATGCTGTTGTAAAAGAAATGGAAAAAGACTTTGTTGCCGCAGTTCAAAAAGCTGTTCGTCAATTGGTTCGTTTTCCAAAAAACAAAGGAAGAAATGAACGCTGATTCAAAAAAAACACTTGCAGAAGCAAGAATGTTTTCTGCTCCAAAAGTAATAAACGAAATGTTAGAACTTTTAGAATATTTTGGAGATATTGAATTTTGTACCAAATTTGTTAATAGATTAAATGAAGACCAAAAGCTGTTAGTGGTCCTTCAAGAGATAAAAAGAAAAGAAAAATTAGGTTTATAATATGACAACATTTAATTCAAAACGTTTTGCTAAATTAGCTGGACTCTTAAAGGAAGCATCCAAGGCAGAATTAGCCTCAGCATATCGTACCGAAGATTCACACTTGGATGCTGAGGAACAAAGAATAGAAGATGAGCTAGCAGTTCGTGATGCAGTTAAACAAATGAATGATAAGGCAAAAGGAGGTATTGGACCTAATGATATTGTTATCTTATTAAGTGCTGATGCTCTGATAGAATCTGGCATAAACACCTTAGAAAAATTAAGTAAATATTTTGAAAAAGAAGAAGCGAGAGAAACATTTAAAAACTCTCTTGCCAGTCAATGGGATGATTGGGAACTTTATATTAAAAATACTAAAAATACTGAAGAAAAATCTAAGACTTCCAATGGAAACAATCAAAATGATGATGATTATGATGATTATTATTCCCATCTTGGTCCCGGTGGCAAGATAGGTATGGGTCGTAGAGTAGAAGAATCAAAAAAAACTCAGAAAAAAGTCTTATCTTCATCTCCGGTATCAATATCTTTAAAAGCCGCAATGAAAAGCTGCGATCATTTAAATGAATGCGGTTGCCAAATGCAATCACCATTTGATGCTCCAGAATACGAACCACAAGGTTACATGCTTGTACAAAACTTACGTCGTATTGCACACAAGGCAGAAGAAATGTCTCATATTGCAAGAGTTGAAGATGATGCAGAACCATGGGTTGAAAGCAAAATTAATTCTGCTGCCGATGATATTAGCGCCGTTTATGATTATATCAAATATGGTCGCTCATATAATAAACATGACGCCGAGGAACATCATCATGAAAAAGATATGCCACATGATGATTTTTCAGATCTTGATATGCGTGTAGTAAATACTTATGAAGAAAATGAATGAGAGATTTTATGAATAAAAAGCAATTACAAACCTTAATTGAATCAAATGTTCGCTCTGTATTAACAGAAGAAAAACGAAAAATTATTTTAGAACAAAAAATGAATAAGTTGCTTCAGGAAGCAAAAATAATTAAAAAACAAAAAGCAATGTTACGTGAATCAATTCGTACAAAAAAAGTTTCTCTTTTGTTCATTAATGAATCTATTGAATTTCATGAAGGAATTTGGGACTCTTTTAAAAGAGGATTGAAAGGTGTTTTTGGTGGTGGATTAAGTCCCGATGATCTTCGAGCATCTGAAGAAGAAAAAGAAGCTGCAAAAACTGCGGCTGAAGAAAAAAAGATTACTCGTATCACTACAAATGCAGGCGAAAAAATAGATAAACTAGCAAATATTTTGAATTCTAAATTCAGAGAAAAAACAGCAAGAACTCCGGAGTTAGAAGATTTGGAAGCTTTAAATGCTGCTACGAATTCCGTTCATTCCTCTGTAAAAGAATTAGAAAAATCAGAATTCAAAGATGCCGCAGATGTAAAAGAAGCAATATTAGCCTCTTTAGTGGTTGTTAGAACAGCATTGTCAAGACTTAATTCTGTAAAAGAACAGGTAAAAATTAATTTAGAAAAACAAATAGCAACAGTTCAAGATGAGCTTTCAAAAGCCGAAAAAGCAATTTCTGAAAAATTTAATGATTATACATCTGAATTAGAAAAATTAACTCCTGAACCTGATTTGACTAGAAATATGTCGTTTCGTGGATTAGTAAGAGCAGCCAAAATGCGAAGTGCAGTGCCAACAACTTCTCAAGAAGTTGCTCCATCTACTGTCGATATGCCTGTAACTCCAGAATCAGAAACAGAAACTCCATCAGAAACAGAAACTCCAATTGAATTAATTAGACGCAAGATATCAGCTCCTGAATTAGCTCCTGCTGCCGCTGCTGCTAAAAGAAAAAGAGGAAAAAAAGACGCAGCAGAACCAGTAGTACCACCAGCAGTAGCAACGCCATCAACAAAATCACCTAAACGGGTTTCTGCGCGTGCAGGTATAAACCCAAGAGCCTGATAAAATCATTTAGGAAATAAATTATGAAAATAACAAAAGAAGAATTGAATAAAATTATTAAAGAAGCTGTTCAGAAAAAACTAAAAGAAGCAGCATTAGATTATACAGATTTACTTCCTGGTGTTGATGGTGGTTTACAAGAATACGTTGAAGAAGTAGAAGTATTCCTACTTGAAACAGCTAATCGTGCTGAGGAACTATACAGAAAAGCTGATGAAATGATGAGAGCAGATATTCTTAATCATCCAAAAATTGGAGAAAAAAATAGAGTTCTACTTTCACATGCTGGTGTTCTCCGAACATTACACGGTAATATTACAACAATATTTCGTTTCCTTCGTCAACAAGGCTGATTTTTTTAAATTTTAACAATATACAACTGTTGTTTTTGTTTTCATTATTTTTAACATGACTACGAAAACAACAGTTTCTATTTTTGGCGGCGGATTTGTAGGCGGCACTACCTATAAAGTTTTTAAAAAATTAGAAGAAGCACAATGGGATAAGTGGGAATTCTTATTGTACGATACCAATCCATCCGTGACAACAACTTCTAAAGAAGAAGCTATATCTAAAGCACATATAGCTTTTGTAGCTGTTCCAATTCCAACTGATTTAAAAAAGAAAAAATGTGATGTTTCTATTGTAGAATCTGTTGTAAAAGAAATAAGAGTTGGAAATTCTAGTTGTGAAATAATAATTAAATCCACTGTTCCTCCGGGAACAACGGAAAAATTAGCTAAAGAATTCGGAAAAGTATTTTTCAATCCAGAGTTTTTAACTGAGAAGAATGCATTAGAAGATTTTTTATCTATCCAGTATCAATTGTTAGGTGTATCGAAAAATGAACAAGATAAAGATGATCTATTTGAAAAAACTCAATCCCTATTTAAAGCTCTCTCTGAAGAAAAAATCTGGAACACCAACCACATAATTCTTGGCGATGCGACTTCTACTGAATTGGCAAAATATGGTAGGAACGCATATTTGGCTACGAGATTATCTTATTTCCAAGAATTAAGAGCAATTAGTGAAGCATTAGGTTGCGATCCAGAATATGTCAAAGGTGTAGTTGGACTAGATCCAAGAATTGGGAACCATTATAGCACTTTTAATGGAAAATGGGGGAAAAAATGTTTGCCAAAAGATATCAATGCTCTTATAGGCACGGCTTTAGAATCTGGTGTAGATCCAGTATTGTTAGAAGCGGTTTGGGAAAGAAATATGTTAACGCCAGGAGAAGAAGATTGCTTTCAAATTCCTGGCGCTATAATCTCAACTAAAGATTGATATTTTTATATTATATTATCAAACGGGATGATGAGTAACAGTTTCTTCTTCTGTGGCTTCTGAAACATTTTCTGTAGCTGTTACTTTTTGTGCAGCTTCTTTTGCTGCTTTCATTGCCCTTTTAAAGACCATAGCAGCCTCTTTATCGTCTTTCATTCTTGCCTTAGCTTCCTGTTCATATCGTTCATCTAAAAACGTTTCTAGAGCCTTATAGGCGTCTTTAGCAACCTCTAAGGTTACATCATCTACAAACTTCATAAAATGTTTTGTAATTTTTTTAACAAGCATATTTTTCTCCAAAATTTCTATATGTAATATTTACATATGCAGTAACTCTTATATTACAACATATTTATGAATAATTGCAAAGGAATTTTATGTCAAGTAGAGAAAGATTAGAATTTAAAAGAAAAATGTTTGAGACGAAGCAAGCTAGAATTTATGGAAAAAATCTTTTAAATGAAGCAAAAAAACAATCTTCTACGGAAGGATCTAAAAGTGATCCACTAGAACTTGCCTATATGAAAGATTCCAGTGTAATGACACATCCAATTCTAGATCTTGGTACAGCAGAAAATCCAGAACCTGGAAGAGCCAAAGATACAAATGTTTCTTTTGAAAAGAAAAAAGAAGCTCCTGTAAGGATGCCAAAATCAAAAGAGGGTGCTCCTCCAAAGCCACTAGATCCAGAAAAGCTTTTAAAATCAGATAAAGCAAATGTTGAAGAACACGAAAAAGAAGTAGAAGAAGTTCTAAAACTTAAAGAAGTTCTTGTAGCATTGATTAGAGAAGAATTACAAGAAGCAAAAAAAAAAGTAAAAACGTATAAAGGGAAATCCATGCGCTTAGGCGGTGGTGGACGTTTTGCTAAAATGGTAGATGCTCTTGTTAGAAAAGGTTATTCTAAAAAATCGGCTAAATCTATTGCTGCCAAAATTGGAAGAGACACATACGGAAAACAAAAAATGGCTCAATGGGCAGCGGCTGGTAAAAAAAGAAAAGCTAAAAAAGAAAAAGTAGAAGAATTAAGATTAACTTTTGAAAGTTGATAGCGGCTGAAAATACATCGCTAGCTCGCCATCGTTTTCTGATAAAATAAAATATAAATTTTTATCTTCGTACAAGATTTTATATAGTCTATAATATCTTCCGCCAAGCCCCCTTCTTTCTTCTATGTCTAGAAATAATACAATATTACCATTTTGAAAGAATGAATATTCTGAAGATGAAAGACTTGTAACATCTTGAAGAAAGTCTTTCATGCTTTCAATCCATAGCATATTATTATTAAACTTTTTTGTGTTTGAAATTTGCTCTTCGTTTAAAACTATATGAGGATTAGGTAAGTTATATTGCATTAATTTACCTATCCATTTTTTTTCAATTTCAATAGAAATGGTCAAATTTTCTGACTTTCAAAAAGTTCCCAAAAAGCATTTTCATTTATTATTTTTATATTACGGGATTTTGCTTTATTTATTTTTTGTGTTTTTTCACAAGCATTTGTAATCAAATAATCAACATTATCAGAAATATTTTCTTTATAAGAAGCTCCGAAAAGATTTATTAACGTTTCATAAAATTTTCTATCATGTTTCAATCTTCCGGTTATGCAAAAATTTTTATTAGCCAAAGAACTGTTTGGTTTTACGAAATAAAAATATTTTTTTAAAATATATGGAATTTCTAAAACTTTTTCTTCATATAGAACTTTTATGATTTTATTTCCAGATGGCTGTTTATAGATATCAGCAACAAATGCCACTTCTCCAAATGAAAAAACTACTGCATCATTACAGCTATTTTTTTTCCACGTAATTTCTACGTCATCTGAGCAAATCATACAATATCCAATTTGTGGATGTAAAAATTTCTTGCCACTAAATATAAGATTATTTTTTTTCATTTTTTATGAATTCTTCTAAGAGCTTTAACTTAGATAGAATTAATTGTAGTTCTTTCTGATGTGTTTTTAAACACAATTGAGAAGTTTGCTCTATTATGTCAAATAATAAATCATGTTTATTATTTTTAATATCTGTTTCTAATTCCTTGTGAAGATAATATTTTCCAATCCATATTGCTTCACTTCTTTGATTTATTATCTGAACTCTAGTGTTGCTTTCATCTAAAATTAAAACCCCATCTCCTAGTACATCTCTTGAAAGATATCCTTCACAATTACTTTTTGGATTAGAATAATATGGAATTGTTTTATTCTTTCTTAATAAGAATATTTTCCCAATCATTGGTTTAAACTTTATATGTAAACTACGTTTTGCTGGCATTTTTCATTTAATTATGATACAAAATAAAAATGAGATCTAGATATTGTACTAGATCCCATTCTTAGTTATTTAAATCAAATATTAAATCATGAAGGTATTAATCCATTCTTATTAATAACATCTGGTACCAAATCATTTCTAGGAACATCTCTAACATCTGGAGTTAGATCATTCTCAGGCACCGTTCTTTCTCCAGGTGGAGGAATAAGACGTTTACCCGTTGGCGCAGGAGGAGCAGCAGTTATTGTTATATCTACGCCCAATACTTTGCCTATTGGATCATTTGAAAAACCAATATCGGTATAGAGATAAACAAATTGATCAATTTCATCAACTGAAACTACTGTGATTGTTTCTCCAGAATAAGTTAATTGATCTCCTGCGTTTACAACAGATCCAGTAATAACTTGAAGAGATGGTGTATCTGTTTGTACAACTACTTGACCATTTACTGGCGCATCTCCTAGTGTTACTTCGGTTCCTAATATTTTAGTTACAGGAGATGTTGTAAATGCACTATTAATGTTTATAGCGAAATAATTTTGGTCGCCTGTTATATCTGTTGTTTCTGTTATATATCTACTTTCACCATTAAAGTTTAATTTATAGCCGCCATAATTGTAGTTTGGATCTAAGGCAGTAACTGTAGGTGTAACATATAGTGTTCCATCGCTATATTGATAGATTTCACTAGCAACTGGTTCTCTTAGATATGTAACCGTAGATAATCCTAGAACTGGGGCAGGATCAAATGCTGTATTTGATTTTAAGTTTGCTCCATCTCTACGAAGCCAATATTGTTGCCCACTATATTGAACATATGCTCCATTGACTGGCCATGTGTATGGATTTACTCCTTGAAGAATAATTGAAGGTTCTGGTGGTGGACCTTCTTCGCCGCCACCACCGCCTCCTCCTGAACTTGCGGTAACGTAGCTAAGTATTTTATAACTTGAACCAGAGACAGCCGTAACGCCTGGAGCTACCACTATATCTGATCCTATTACTTTTCTTATAGGATTTGTTGTAAAGATATCATTTAAAGTAAGTTGATATGTTGAAAAAAGTAAATCTCCACCACCACCAAATTCGGCGTTTGTAATCAATCTTGTTTCGCCGCCATATTCTAAGAAATCACCGGCTCCAGCACTAGCGGTTACATTTACAAATAATTTTTTTGCTGGAGATATGCTTTGAGTTATTACCTGACCATTAGAAGCATATCCTGAGAATGTTATAGTTGACACATCAACTGTAGGTGCTGGATCTAAAGCTGGTGTAGCAATAAAAATTCCACCACTTTCTTGTTGAAAATATATGTTAGAACTATATTCCATGAAGCCTTTGGCTCCATCGGTTGCAATTGCTCCAGATAAAGTATAGTTGGTGTTTTTTTCACCAATTAAACTGTTTATTGTATAGCTTGATCCACTAACTAAGTTTGCCATATTTTTCTCCTGTTTTTACTATTTCTTTTATTTTCAATTGGAATTGGTTTTTTAATGTTTGGCATAAGTTTGAAAATAAATTCAAAATTAAATATTGACAAATTTTTAAATAATTAATCTTTAGAAACAAAAATATTATTAATTAAATTAATAAGGAAATATTTCCTACAAATAACAAAAAATAGTGTTTATTATAAATTTAAGATTTTGCAATAAGAGTGGAACCCTACCCTATATAATAAGAGTAAGAAGATATGATCCTGTTAAAAGAGTATATTAAATTAATTGTTGAAGAACTGATAAACGAGGACATTGATGTTAAAAAACTATCTCCTTCAATGATTGGCATTTATTCTCTAGCCCAAGCAATGAATAAGTTAATATATCTGGGGGCTGCATTACCTGGAGCTCTTCAAATAGATATCATAGATGCTGGCAAGGGAATAAAATCTGCTCCTATGACTACATCTAAAGAGAGAAAATCTGGACTAAGTTTTCAATCTGATCGTAGTGGTTTTAAACTTTATCTCAATCCAAGTTTTAAAAGCCCCAGAATGATTGGCGATAGTGAAACTCATGATCTTATTCATGCGTTTACTGGTCATTTAGCCAAAAAATTTGGAAAAAGAAAGCAATCGATAGAGCAAAATAACCAATACACTGCGACTCCATCAGAGTTTAATAGGACACGTCTTGATAAAGATGCTATGAGACTTTATAATGATGCTTTTAGGAAAGCATTTAACTTTGCTCCGCCGGATGAAGTTTTTACAAATCCTTTCAAAATGTCTGAAGACAATTATACGGATTGGTTTATGAATTTATTTGTTAAAGAATTTACTGACAAAGAAGAGAAAAAGAATTTTACCTTATATGATATTAGGCTTTTATCACGAGATACATATAATGCAGTTTTAGGTGATAAATTTTCACCAGGCAGACTTAGTAAAAGATATTATGTCAGATATGAAAAATTTAAAAAACCTTTTGATTTTACCAACTATAGCCAAAGAGATTTCCCTTTTCGCGCTCCTCTTCCAGATATAAAATATAATGAATCACTTGAAGATGAAGAAGAACTTGGGAATAATATGTTATTTAAGATTAAACAATATGTGACTCAAGGAAAAAAGATACCTGATCCAGAAGATATAGCAAAGAAGATAAGAGAATCATATAAGAAATCTCTTGGATTGACAAAAATTAGTCCAGATGAATTTTGGCACCGTTATGATACTGATGAAGTTGAAAATTCAATGAAAACATTATTTGAATTATATAATGAATTTCTTGACAGATACAAAAAAGCTCAAGCAAAAAAAGCAGAAGGTACTAGCTGAAAAATTTCAGTATGATAAGAATACTACATTCAGATATTATTTATCAATGTCAATCTGCCTTGAATACTTATCTATATGACTAGATTGCTTATAATAAATAGAAACATTTGATTTATTAACGATATTATTAAAACTAATCCCGCATCATCTGAATTGTTTAATAAACAAAACAATTCCATTTAAAGAACATTATATGAAATTGCTGAAAGAGTATATTAAATTAATTGTTGAAGAACTAATAAATGAAGATATAAATATCGAACGTTTGTCTCCTTCAATGCTTGGTGTTTATTCTTTTGCCCAAGCTATAAATAAGTTGCAATCTGAAGGTAATGCTTTGCCAGGAGCTATTCCTATTGATATCATAGATGCTGGTGAAAACATTAAATCTGCTCCTCTGACAACAGGAACCGAACGTGAACATGGAACGAGTTTTCAATTTACCGGAAGTAGCTTTAAGCTTTATTTAGACCCAGCGGCTAAAGGTCGTATGAACAGCGCCGATGAAACTCATGATCTTATTCATGCTTTTACTGGACATTTAGCTAAAGCATTTGGTAGAAGAAGACAATCGATAGAAAACAGTGGACAGTACAGTATAAGTCCTTCAAAATTTAATAAAATTATCCTTGATAAGAATCAGATAAAACGTTTTAATGAAGGTTTCGAAAAAGAATTTGGTTTTTCTTTACCGCCAGAAGTATTTACTAAGCCTTTTAAAATGCAGAAAGAAGAGGTAGATGAAGAAGACTATTTGGAATGGTTTCAAACAGAATTTGCCACTGCTGAAAATTATAAAAAATATAAAACACACAAAGAGACAACAGCAGAGTCTCTTAGTCTTAAAGATTTTAAGTTAACCATGAAATTGGTTGCATCTCGTACATGGAATGCATTATTAGGCGATGAATTTCGTCCAGGAATCCTTGGACAAAGATATTATGCAAAATACAAGAAAAAAGATCATAAATATGATTTCACTAATTTTATTCAACAAAGCCAAGCATTTAGAATTAATCCAGGAGAAGTAGAATATAAACAATCTGCTGAAGATGAAGAAGAAATTGGAAATAAAATGAATGATTTGATTGGCGCATATATTAGTAAATCAGACCCTATTCCTTCAGCAGAAAGCGCAGCAAAAGCTATTATACAAAATTATAAACTCTCTTCTGGATTGACTGGACTATATGCAAGCGATTTTAAACATCGGTTTGATACTCCAGAAGTTAAATCAGCGATGATAAGATTATTCCAATTATACAATGAATTCTTGAAAAGATATAAGAGCGCAAAAGAATTAAGCAATAGAAAAAATTTGCCGAAAAATTCTAATAATGAAAATATTAGGTAAAGACAAAATCTTTATAAGATTAGCCTGTCCAAATAATTGTCTATATGACTAGATTAATTTTTTTATCCACAATCTTTGTCCAGCATCATAAATTTTTATATAATGTTTTTCTTGAGCATATTCTTTTTCTGTTAATTTTCTTGAATCCATGTTTGCCCTACAAGAAAGTCTATTAAATGTTTTTTTATAATTGGTCCATTTCCAACTTAAAACTTCTTTTGATATAAAAAAATTATAATTTTTAAGATGTTTGCCGGTACCATATCGCAAATCAACCCAGTTATGAATTTCGTTTATTTGAAGATTGTGAGTTTTTATAATATTTTCAAGAAAAGATAAGAGTTTTCCGAATCCTCCAATTACATTGGTGTTGATTTCGCTACAAAATCTTTCTATTTTACAGATTTTTTTATGGGGATATATTTTATAGGAAAGAATACAAACTAGTTTTTCCTTTAGATTAGCGTCTTTAAAATAAAGACCAACATGTTTGGCACTTGTAGAACCCATCATATGATTTTTTTCCAGAAAAACATTAGCTTCGGTTTGAGCTAATTCTTTTATCGTACATTTTCTTGCATATATTTTTTTTTCACTTTTTCCAAGTGCATTTTGAACTATCGATTTAATAATAGCTGGACATTCTTCCAATTCGCTGGAATAAAATTGAAATAATCTTATATTTTTTTCTTCAAAACCTTTTCGGAGTTCAAAATGTGCTTCTTTTTTTCGAAACGCTTCTGAGTGCCAATACAACCCATCTATGTTTAATGCAAGATTATTGGATAACATAAAATCTGGTCTATAAGAAAGTTGAGTTTCAGGTATTGCTTTGTTCCAATGTGAAATTCCAAACATTTCTTGAATCTTAATTTCAAGACTAGTCTTGTTTTTTTTAAATTCTTCAATAAAAGATTCCATCTCTTCCATTGTAATTTCTTGTTTGTTTTTATCTCGAAGCCAATTAATAACGGTTGTATATGAAGGACCATCTTTGTTTTCTTCGATATATGATTTAACAGAAAGTTTTTTGTCATATATTTCGTATTTTATGAAGTGACTATCAAAAACCCTTTTGGAGTGTTTTGTGTTGTTACGAAACAGTCGTTCTGGAGTTTGTACAAAATAATCTCCAATCACTTTGTCAAAAAATTTTGCTGGCTTAGTCCAGCCAATGTAATTTTCTTTATCCAAAGATAAGTCTATTCTCTTTGTGTTTAGAATACATCTCTTTACAGCTTCTTCATATGAAATAATATTTCCATTATGTTGCCTGGATACGATAATTTTTTTTAAGCTGTCTTTTTTTCCAACGCTTTTATTATTATAAACAAGATTTGCTTGTGCGGTCCATGTGTTTCCTGTTTGTTTGTTTTTAAATAAACATTTTTTTGACCAACCATAGAATTCTAATATTTCTATAAATTCAAGGTTAGCTTTATTGAAAAGCTCCTGCGCTTCTTCTTTTGTCTTTGGACCTATTTGTTTTTTACGTCTCTCTGGATGTGTCGTATTTCTTCTTATGACATTATTGAAACAGGCTTCAAAAGTTTTATTAACAATTTTATCAAAAAACAAAGCCTTTTTAGATGTGCCGTTATATTCTAATAAATCTAAATCTTGTCTTTTATTTCCATCAGGACCATGCAGCTTATTTTTTGCCTCTTCTAGAGAAGCAATTTGCGAATCGGATTTATTTTTTGTATATCGAATAAAATTACAGGGTTTTGACCAACTCTCTTTGTTGAGCTTTACATTTAACACTTTACATGGCTTGTTCCAGCCAAAATATTCTAAGATAATAATATCTTTTCTTCCATGTGCTTCAAGTTTTTCTTGAGCCTTTTGCTTTTCAATATTGTTGTCCATAAGAAGGATTTTAATCATTCTGAGAATATATTTAAATATATGGCTAGATTATTTATCACCAACCGAGAAGTACAGTTTATAAATGACATCACGAAAGAAGTGATAAAAGATATAGTAGGACAATTTATATATTATTATCCGATATCGACATTAAAAACGCAAGTTCATCCAATATACGATGAAGCTGTTGAAAAAATATTTGAAAATCCAATTAAATTAGAAGTTCTAGCTGGACAACCAGAATGGGAAGCAAAATCTAATCAATTTGGTTTTGAGCAGACAAGAAAATTAGAATTATATGTTCAAGTAAGAGATTTACTTGATAAAGGATTTACTGTGTCTGAGGGCGATTATTTTGTTTATGGTGATATGGCTTATGAGATAATGACAGCCTTACAGATTAATAACATTTATGGTCAAGTAGATTATGAGATTGGATATAAATTATCTGCAAGATTAGCTCGTCAAAATGAATTTAATGCAAATTTCTATAAGAAAAAGATTGTTGATAATAATCCTAAGTTTGAAGAAACAGATGTTCAGAAGACATTTGAACAACAGCGTGGTCTTGAGTCTAATGAATCTGACGGACTTACTGGTGACGTAAGACAATTAAGAGAAAGACTTAAAGAAGATATGGCACCTATAGCATTAGATGAGGGTCCAAGAAAAATAGTAATTGATGAATCTAATAAGAGTAATAAATTCTATGAGGATGATTGATTAACTACTTATTAGTATGTCTAAAAACGTTACCAGACAAAACATACCACAAGATCCACAGAATCCAAAAGATCATTTAAATTCTGGATATGAAGATTCTCCTTCTGATTTTGGAATTCCTGCATGTGGGATAGAGGATTGTGATTTTTCTGTATTTAATTTATTTGATAAAACCATACCTTTTACTAAAAAAGTGATTGCAGCTTCTGCTGGTCCTGTTGAGTTAAATAAGCCATTTGTTATATTAGCTACCGGCGAAAGATTTGCTTTGGCTAAGAGACTTAAGCCACCTAGAGATAAAAGAACCAAGAATTTAGTTCTTCCAGCAATATCAATAAGAAGAACAAGTATCGAACAGACATCGGATGATATTACAAGAAGAGGCATTAATCAATTTACTGGTAATTTAATAATCAAAAGGCGTTTAGATTCCCAGGATACCTATTTTCAAAATTTGATTAATAAATTAGGATTACAAAATCTAGGTGCAGATTTCCCAGAAACAACAAGAAAAACTGGTGAATATAAAAATGAACTTGAAGTTAGGCAAGGAGGGCTATTAACTCCATATAACAATCAAAACATTTTTGAAGTTATTAGTATTCCTCAGCCCCAATTTTTTACTGCAACATATGAGGTAGTATTTTGGACAAGTTATACACAGCATATGAATTATTTAATTGAAACGCTGATGAGTTCTTATCTTCCGCAAGGAAAAATGTGGAAATTAGAAACTGATAAAGGATATTGGTTTATGGGTCATTTTCAAGATCAATATCAAAATGGAGAAAATATAGATGATTTTACCGAAACCGAAAGATTAATAAGATATAATTTTTCAATTAAGGTAAAAGGATATTTATTAGCTCCACAAGGAGCATCAAACATAGTCCCTGTACGAAAATGGATTTCGGCACCAAATATTTCTTTTGAATCTATAGATTTTTCTTCTGAACTATCTCCTAAGAGAACTATAGACAAATTGAAAGACATTCCAAAAGAAAAATTTGTGTTATCTGACATTGAAAGAGATCCTAAGACCGCTCAAACGCCTACTTATAATCAGAAATTACTTTATAAAAAGGAAGTAATAAATCCGATAACTGGTAAAAAACAGATTAAATACGCAAGAATTGTTGATTCCAATAGTAAAAAAGGAGAAACCGTATTTACGGCATCAGATATAAAAACACTAGAGGAGTTTTTAGCTACTTATAAAACCCCCTAAAAAATAAAATGAAATATATGTAGATTTCAGAATTTAGAAAAACTAATTACATTCTGAAGTGTTAAAGGCAGCAGCCAAATGCTCAAGTAAGAGGATAAAATGGCAGAACAAATTTTTAAATTTCCAGGTTTTTTTGATAGAGAAATAGATTTAACCGCACAAACATCATCTCCATTAGGTATTCCCGCCGGAGTTGTTGGCGCATCTGAAAAGGGTCAAGCTTTTATTCCATACACTGTGGGATCTTTTAGTGATTTCATCACTAAGTTTGGTGATTTAGATCCAAATTTAGCTGCTCCATATGCTGTAGAAAAATTTCTACAAAATAGAAATGCACTTACTTTCATAAGAGTGCTCGGTGCAGGTTCTAATACAACAACTGTTGATTTCGAAGCAACTCGTACAAAAGGAACAGTAAAAAATGCTGGTTTTAAAGTTGTCGGAACTGCTGTTGGCGGCACTGACGGTAGACAAAAAGGAGCAGTACAGTTTATAGTTGCAAAACATAAAGTATCCGGCTCCGAAGCTATCGGATTCCCTGTATTTACAGATAATCAAAGCTACCCAAATATGACTTCTGGCACGGCTGATGATGAAGTAAATGTAGTACGTGCTCAAATATTCTGTGCCTCTGATACTAGAGTAATGTTATTAAGTCACAATGAAAGCTGGGTGAGTTCTGTAGATGATTTCGCTACTGCAACCGGTTCTGTAGGAGTTAATTACGTACCTGCTAGATTTAAGTTGGTAATTTCTTCTTCTCAAGGTGCAGCCTTCGGCAATTCAGATGGATTTGCAGGATTAAGAATTTTTACAGCCAGCTTGGATCCAAGTGATCAAAACTATGTTGGAAAACTTCTAAATAAAGATCCACAAAAATTTGAAGAAGAAAGACACTATCTCTATTCTGATTTTGCTGTTGATGCAGAAATTGCTTCACTGTCAACAGGATCAGATTGTGTTGCAGTTCTTTCTGGTTCTAGTTCAACTTCCCTTGCAGGAAATTCTTTCCTAGAAACTTATGGAAGATTTGATACTAGATATACTACTCCTTCAACTCCATGGTTTATTTCTCAACCATTTGGCGGCATAGAATATGATCTTTTTAGAATTGAATCTCGTGACGATGGCGCATATGCAAACAGCAGATACAAGATCTCAATTACAAATATAGTTGCTTCAAGTAATCCAAATAATCTATATGGAACATTTACTGTAGCAGTTCGTGAATTTGGTGACAGCGATTTCCAGCCAAGAGTAATTGAACAATTTATAAATGTAACTCTTGACCCAAATTCTGATACTTATATTGCAAAAGTAATTGGCGATAGAAGTGCATACTTTAATTTTGATGTACTAGAGCCAAGTGATAGAAGAATTATCACAAGTGGCAAACATCTCAATAGATCAAATTATATTAGAATTGTAATGAATCCAGAGCTAGAAGCAGGCAATATTCCTGTAAATGCATTACCATTTGGATTCAGAGGTCCACAACTATTAAATACCAATTCAACATTAACCGACGTTACTGGATCGGTCTTTAGACTAGCTGGCTCAGGCTCTGCTGTTGGTTCTAATGGAGATCTACTTGGCTCTATAGTTCCACCTATGCCTTATAGATTTAAAGTTACAAGAGGCGAAGTAGATTCAAGTCCATCTTATGTTGGAGAACCTGGTATTCTAGAAATAGCAGATTCAAGATATTACTGGGGTGTTAAACTTGAAAGAACAACAGACGTTCTCAATTCAAATATTGATCCCCTACAAAATAACTTAATCAGATCTCTAACACAGTTTGGTGGTATCGCTAAACTTGATGCTATGGTAACTGGTTCTTATACTGATCAATTTAATAGCAATAAGTTTACTTTAGCTAAGGTTGCTCTATTCAATTCTTCTATTTCAGATGTAACAGCATCCTCAAATGTTCACATGAGAGAAGCATCTTACATAAGAGACGGAGTGCCAGATGTTACAAATTATACAATAACAGATGTTCTATCAGGTAATCCAAGAATTACATTTGCAAGCTTGCTTCAAAAGGCACCAGCATCAACTTTTAATATATTCTCAAATTATACTAAATTTACGACTATAATGCTTGGCGGATTCGATGGAACAAATATTCTAGACAAGAATGCTGCATCTCTAAATGATAGAGCTACGTCAACGGAAAACAGAGGAGCAATAAGAGGTAATTGTAATTCTTCTTTCATCTCTCCCGGTCTTGCAACTAACGTAAATGGTGTTGGCATACAAAACAATACTGTAGCTTCGTATAGGACTGCCCTAGACATAATCACAAATCCATTATTATCAAATGCTAATCTCTTGGCAATACCAGGGCAGAGAGATCCATTGGTGGTAGATTATGCTAGAAGTGTAAATCAAGATTATGGTCTTTCCATGTATCTAATGGATGTACCAAACTATAATGATCAACAACAAAGAATTTGGGACGGCGATCCTGTAAACTCAGGAACAATAATCAGCGTACCAGATACTGCGGCTATATTTGAATCAAGAAATATAGACGATACACTAGTTGCAGCATACTTCCCTGACATTGTTATTAATGACGCAAGAAACAACAGAAGAGTTACAGTCCCAGCATCTATTGCTGCCCTAGCAGCTCTTGGATACAATGATAAAGTTGCATTCCCGTGGTTTGCTCCTGCTGGTTTTAATCGAGCAGCACTAGATTTCGTATCTCTTACAAGAACAAGATTAAATCAATCTGATCGTGAACGATTATATCAAGTTAGAATCAATCCAATTGTTAAGTTCCCAAGAGAAAATTATGTAATCTTTGCTCAAAAAACACTTGATAATAATCAAACTTCTCTTGATAGTATTAACGTTCAAAGAATGGTTCTTGATGTCAAGAAACAAGTAATTGATGTTGGTAATAGATTGATCTTTGAACAATTGACACCAGCATTAAGACAACAATTTGTTAAGAATGTTACACCAATCCTAACAAATGTTCAGAGTAGAGGTGGTTTACAACAATTCAAAATTATCTGTGATAACACAAATAATACAAACTTGGATGTTGAAAACAATAGAATGAATGCAAAAATCTTACTAGTACCAGTTAAAGCAGTAGAATTTATTGCAATCGACTTTATTATCACAAGAGCGGGTGTGGAGTTCGTCTGAGAATAATAGTTAAATAATAGAATATTGGAGTAATAAATGACACAAATATCGTTTAAATCTGCTGGAGTCTCAGCGAGAACAATCAATCTAACCGGTCCTACGGCAATACAGCCCACAGGAATCCCTGCTGGCGTAATCGGACCTTCTCTAAAGGGTCCAGCATATGTGCCAGTAACAGTTGCTACAAGTCAAGACTTTAACGTAATTTTCGGAAACCCTACAGATAATTTCAATTATGGACCATTGTCCGTATCTGAATGGCTAAGAAATCAAGGTTCTGCGACCTATATTAGAGTACTAGGAATTGGAAACGGTCAAGCTAGAACCACCGATAGTCTTAACGCTGGTCGAGTTGTTAATGCAGGTTTCGTAGCTGGTGACGAACAACCAAGAGAAGACGGTAAATTATCAGAAAATTCTTTTGCTAATGCTGGTGGTGATCTTGGCAGAGCCTATTTCTTAGGTTGCTTTATGAGTCAAAGCCTAAATTCTACTGTCTTTACGGATGCAGGGCTTCCAAGTGCCGGTGTTCCAGTTGTTAGAGCAGTATTAATGGCTCCATCCGGTGTATTGCTTACTCTATCTTCTGCCAGAGATACAAACAATGCAATTACTTCTGCAACTATAGGTGCAGTAGGTAGTGCTCTTGGTGCCCCAACTGGTTCTCTTATATTGTCAGCTTCAAGACAAGAATTCGTAATGCTTCTTAATGGACACAAAGGAAACGATACGCAAAATCCAAATGTCCTAACCGCATCATTTGATATTAATGCACCAAATTATTTCGGTAATGTATTCAATACAGATCCAGATAGTTTCCAAAAAGCTGGACACTTACTCTATGCAGAATATAAACTATCTCCAAGTTTGGCAGTTCCAACCGGTTCCTCAATTGTTATCGCAGCTTCTGGCAGTACCGGAGTTGAAAATATTGCATTCCTAGTTACTGGATCTGTAGCTAGAAATTCTGGTAGCTCAACAGCACCAAATTATGAAAACTATGAAGATAGATTCAGAACAGCTAAATCTCCATGGATAGTTTCACAACAATTCGGTGGAGCAGTTCAAAATCTATTTAGAGTTCACTCACTAGATGATGGCTCATATCCAAATGCTCAAGTCAAATTCTCAGTAGAAAATATTACACCAAGTAATACCTCAGATCCTTATGGAACTTTTGATCTTGTCGTCAGAAGCTTCTCAGATAATGACAAAGCAAAAGTTGTTTTTGAGGCATTTAGAGGCGTTAGTTTGAATCCAGGTTCAGATAGATATATCGCCAAAGTTGTTGGCGATTATAAAACATATTATGATCTAGACCAAACTTTGGTTGCACAAAAACTTATTACAGTTGGCGATTATACAAATAATTCAAAATATATTCGTGTAGAAATGGCTGATAAAGTAGCTGCTGCTGAACTAGATCCCTCAGCATTGCCATTCGGTGTTCGTGGTCTACCTCATTTAGTTACCTCTGGTTCTGCTCTCTCTTCACAAGTTGATGCAAACTATTATCAAGTAGCTACGAATATATTCAATGGAACTGTTCAAGTACCAGTTCCGTTTAGACAAAATCTAAATCGTGGAACAGGTGCCGCATTAACCGCAGACCCAGGACTCTACTGGGGTGTTCAGTTTGAACAAAAAATCTCTGCAACTGAATTAAATTCATCAACTGTTCCAGATCTAACCCTAGAAAGCCTTACAAAATATTTCCCAGATTTCCAAAAAGGCTATATAAACGTAGTTGTTTCCGATAATGCTGGTGCTCCAGATGGAGCAAATGGTATTGTAGACGCAGATAGATTTAATAACAATCTATTCTCTCTAGGAAACATCAGAGTACCATATATCTCAGGTTCAACAAGCGTTGATACTGTTAATACAGTAAGCTGGTCTTATGTAAGACAAGGTGGAGTAACAACAGATACTGCAAACTTTACTCGTGCGCTAGCTGTAGACGATCTTCTAGACCCAACAGTAAGAAGATTGTCTAAATTCAATTTCTGCCTACAAGGTGGTTTTGATGGCGTAAGAATTTTTGATAAACAAACAAGACTATTAACTGACGTAGCTGTTTATCAAGAAATGCAACACTCAAATCGTGGAACAATTAATGGTGCAACAGTATCTGCTTATAATAAAGCACTAGACCTAATTTCTGACGCAACAGAAGTCGATGTTCAATTGTTAACAATTCCAGGATTACGTCATCCAATTATTACAGATAGAGCATTGCAAGTTGTAGAAAATAGATTTGATGCACTTTATATCATGGATATTCAAGAGAAAGACATAAACAATAATCTAGTATCTTCAAGTAATCAAATTGTTTCTGTTCCAAATACAGTTCTTGATTTTACAAGCCGTGGAATAAATACCTCATTTGGAGCAGCATACTTCCCAGACGTTGTTCTAAGAGATTCAGTTAATAACACAGTCCGTCAAGTACCTCCATCAGTTGCTGTTCTTGGAGCATTTGGTAAAAACGACTCTGTAGCATATCCATGGTTTGCACCAGCAGGCTTTACCAGAGGTGCCCTAGAAACGACCCTAGAAACCTCCGTACAGCTTTCTAGACTGAACCTAGATGATCTATACTCCGCAAGACTAAACCCCCTTACTTCCTTCCCAGGAAGCGGTGGAGTGGTAGTCTGGGGTCAAAAGACAATGCTTACGGCAGAATCTGCTCTTGAAAGAGTAAATGTTCGTAGACTTCTCATAGATCTCCGTCGTCAAGTAAAGAGAATTGCAAATCGTATCGTATTCGAACAAGGTCTACCAGAAACGCTCGCTCGCTTCTCACAACTTGTAACACCAATCCTTAAGAGAGTTCAAGACCAAAACGGTGTTGATCGTTATCTCGTCAAGATTGATACTAGCACTACTACGCAAGCCGATTTCGAGAACAAGACGATCCGGGGCAAGATTTATATCCAGCCAACTCGTACTCTTGAATTCTTGTCTATCGACTTCGTACTTAGTAACCCTGGTACAATCTGATAATCAAGGAAAAATAAACACACATAAGCCATCAGAAATAAATCTGGTGGCTTTTGTTTTTGCATAGAAAATACATATTTATAACAGTTAACAAGCAACTTGCTCATCTACTGCTTCCGCAGTTAACTTTTTAATAAAGTTGCGTGTAAAGGAAATATATGAAAGTTACAATTCAAGAATTAAGAAGTTTAATAGCCGAAGCAATAAAAGAATGTGGTGATATGTCACCAGAAGAATATATGGATAGACCCATGATGGATAGAGAAGATGAAATGGCTTCTCTAACAAGAAGATCTCGTATGATGCCACCCTATGATACAATAAGCGATTTAGCACCAGAAGCAGCCCTAATGTCAGGAACAGAAATCTATGATGAACCTTCAATGGATATGAAAAGCCCAAGAGATGAAAAACTAACATTACTTCTTCCACTTCAAGAAAAGAAGAAAAGAAAAAAGAAATGGATGCAATCTGCTGTTAAAAAACCAGGTGCATTGTCAAAAGAATTAGGAATTCCAGAGGAAGAAAATATTCCAATGGGTCTTTTACAAAAGAAAAAAGCAGCTCTTAGCAAAAAAGCAGAAGGAGATAAAAAACTTTCAGCACATGAAAAAAAACTTCTTCAAAGAATTAATTTTGCAATAATTGCTAAAAAACAAGCCGGGAAGAAAAAAAAGAAACCAGCTAAAAAAATAGATGAATCCTTCATCAGAAACGAAATAGTCAAAATAATAAAAGAAGAATTAAGTAAATGAAACTAATTTGAAAGTAAATTACAAAAATTTATTAAAAATATTTAGTTGAATACATACTTATTTCCAGCAATCAAAAATTTGCATAATTTAGAATAAGCAACATTAAAAGGTAATTAAAATGGCTGAAACACTATCCGTAACAGATATGCTACCCACAAAGTTTGAACCTCTCGCAAAACGTAGGTTCATACTTGCAATCGAAGGTATCGACTCCTTCCTAGTCAAAACAGGCAATAGACCAACAATGGCTACAACCGAAGTTGCTATCAACTGGGTTAATAGCACTCGATATATCGCCGGTAAAACAAAGTTCGAAACTATGCAATTCACACTCCATGACCCAATCGCTCCTTCAGGTGCTCAACAAGTCATGGAATGGATTCGCTCATGCTTCGAATCAGTCTCCGGTCGTGGCGGGTACTCAGATTTCTATAAACGTGATATCCAACTTAAAATGTTAGATCCAGTCGGGACCGTCGTACAATTATGGGATATCAAAGGCGCATTCGTTACCAATGCTACCTTCGG